GAAAGGTGTTGAGCACCTCACAGAGAAGTTGGGGGACACGGAGTGGTTAGATGGTGAATGTTACGCACCTGGTATGAATTTTGAGGATCTCACGAGTGCCTTCAAGATGGATCCCAAGAGTTTAGAGTTCCATGGATTTGACTACTTTGATACAAAGCGACCTGACCTCCCCTTTGCGGAGAGGCAACGGATACTCAAGGATAAAACCCCAACCGTTGTGGATACTATCCTTGTCCCTAAAAAGAGTGAGATGTTCAAATATCACAAACAATTTGTTGAAGAGGGACACGAAGGAATTATGATTCGTGAATCCACGAGCATCTATGAGATCGGAAAGAGAAGTAATTACCTACTCAAGTTTAAGGAGTTTCAAACCGAAGAATATGAAATCGTGGGAGCGAAAACTGGACACGGTAGAGATGCAAACGCGGTAGTATGGGTCTGTAAAACAGGGGATGGGCGTGAGTTTACCGTGAAACCAGAGGGTACTATCAAGGAGCGTGAACGATACTATCGCGAGAGAGAGGGGTACATGGGCAAGCACCTCACTGTTCGTTTTCAAAATTTGACAGCTCTCGGTGTACCAAGATTTCCAGTGGGTGTGACGATTCGGGATTATGAATAATGTCAGTAGAAATAAATGAACACTAAACTCGCAGTGGATATAGATGAAGTCCTTGTAAACCTACTTGAACCTATGGCAAAGTGGAGAGGTATCGCGTTGCCCAGCAAACCCAAGTACAAATACCTTTATAGGGAAGTTTTTAATTGTACAGAAGAACAATCCCAAGAAATCCTCCACAAGTTTTATCGTTCTCGGGACTTTCTTTACCTGAAACCAATCCTTGGTGCACAACCAGCCATGCAAAACTATCGTAGAGTCTATGACAAGATGTATATTGTCACAGGTCGTCAGGATGTGGTGCGTGAAACTACCGAACTCTGGATTGATCGTTTCTTTTCCGGTATCTTTGATGATGTAATCCTCACCAATAGTTTTACTGAGAATGAAGTTAAGAAGGTTGATATCTGTCGCGCCCTTGGTATTGGGTGTATCATTGATGACAGTATTGAAACTTGTGATCAATGTATTGAATCTGGTATGGAAGCCATAAACTTTATTGGTAGTGATATTTATCCATGGTGCGAACCAAGCGAAATTAGTATACGCGGGTGGCACAAGAATCAACATAAAGTTATAGAGATATAAAATCGTAGATGTCTTCGTACGGACTTGTTGGTCTTGGTGCCATTGGGCAAAACCTCACCCTCAACATTCAAAAAAAGACTGATGTTCATGTGTATAACCGAACACCCCAAAAAGTCAATGAACTTATGAAAAGGGGTCTCGGTATTCACGGGCACGAAAGTCTTTGTGAAATGATTTCTTCCATGGAATTGCCCCGAACAATCATCACAACCCTCCCATCGGGTGAAACAACCGACAGTGTCATTAGGTATATGTTGAAGTCATTAGATCCACTTGATACAGTGATTGACTGCTCAAATGAACACTATAGGGTGTCAAGACACCGGGGCGCATACCTTGCCACACACGGCATTCGTTACATTGGTGCGGGACTCTCCGGTGGTGCTAAAGGTGCTCTCAATGGACCAGCCCTCATGCTCGGTTGTAATAAACTTACCTACGACAATAATAGAGAATTTCTTGAGACTTTCTGTAAAAATGTTACATACATGGGTAATGATTTTGGGGCTGGTCATTACACAAAGATGGTTCATAATGGGGTAGAATATGGTATGCTTCAAGGCATGGCTGATGTTTATTCGTATTGTAACCAGGATCAGATCTGTATGTCACAACTTATGAATGATACACACGGTACAGATATTGATGGTTTTCTCATGAATGCTGCGGTTGATGTGTTGAAAAAGTTTGAGATTCACAAGATTTCGGATATTGCCGAGATGAATCATACAGGACTTTGGTGTTCCAAGGTTGGAATGGAATATGAGATTCCAACTCCAATTATAAACGCAGCCCTCAACGCGAGAATCACAAGTTCGTATGAAAAGTATTTGGATACTTGTCAAAAAACTTGTATTTTCTATGACAGGGTTGTAGCCTTGAATACACTTCGCTTTGTATTTGCGAGTTCCCTTTCGGAGGGGTATGATCTCATGCGCACAAGAAGCATTGACAAGGACCAAGTCGCAAAGGCGTGGGGTTTGGGAACTATCATTGAATGTCCAATGGTATCAAAGGATCTTTACGAAGTCATAAACGAAACAGTGAATGATGCGCGACTATTTGTTATGCATTGTGCTAAGTCTGGTATTCCTTGTCCATCCGTCTGTGCGGCTCTCACTCAATACGATTTCAAACACCAAACGAGAACTTCTATGAACTTCCTCATGGCTCAAAGAAACTACTTTGGGGATCATAAGGTTTATGAAGTGTAATACTCAATGTATAAAATTACACGATCTTCTTCTGATTTGTTTTCGGCCCAGTGAGGAAATCTTGCATTCATTATGACGTGTTTTCCATCTTCCTCTTTGAGATCTCCCAATGTGTAGTGATGTAAATAACATTCTTCTGGACACTTTAGTCCCAAGTGATAAGTAAACTTATATTTAGATCCAACTGAATCTGTGTGTTGTTTTAACTTTACACCACCTTTCATGAGAGCAAATCCACCTATATGAATACCTTTTATTTGAGAAAGTAACTCATATGTTTTAGGGCATTTTAAACAGTTTCCTAAAACGGGCTTACCTTCCCAAAATAGAGGCCAGCTAATCCATTCATCCTGAACATGACTTTGACCACCTTTGAGCCACCCACACTTTCCAGATGTATATTCTGATACAATTTCTTTTAAGATTTCAGAACCTTCCCATTCGCCAGTTGGCCGTGGTTTTTCAGAAATGAATGTATTTGGGAGAGTATCCAGTTCAGCTCTGAGGGTTTTCCAATGGTGTTTGAGTTCTTTGAGCTCCATTAAAATTGGGAAATATATTAATATCCCAGATAAAGTATATGCAGAAGCACGTGTATGCGATCCTTCTCTCGGTGCTTCTGGGACATGCATATTATCAGATGATGGAAGCGTCCATACCAACTGAATCAAATTGTAGCTACATGGCAGCACCAATGACAGACTACCTCGCTTTCCTGTGGGGTTTCATTCTCGTAGGTTATGGATTTAAATACGACAATGCAGTTCTCACAGTCTTGGGAGCATCAATTGTTGTTGAACATATATTTCAGTACATGAGGAAAGTTTAAAGGTATCGGGGTGTGTTAAAAACACACACACAAATTATCAGTTAAGTAATAATGTCTGAAAGAGATAGTATCTATAAAATTGACGGTAATTTTGAACTCAATAAATGTGATAATTATGTTAAATTTATCGAGGAATACAATGAAACAGGTGAAATTTTATTGTATAAAATCCCCAAAATATCGGATGATGTGAGAGATGACTGGCAAAAAAGAATAAACTGTGAAATCCACGATAATTTTAAACATCTGGCCAACCTAGTCAGATCAAACTTAAAATTAACTATATACGGTGACCCCGGATATATATTTCAAAAATTTGAAGGTGATAGTAACATTACCATTGATTGTATAAGAGATTCTAACACGGACGTGGTACCTAAAGATAAAGTTAAATGTTTGACAATTATTTTAGCTCTAAATGACACCGATTTATATTTTCCAAGACAGGATGTATCCATAAAATTAAAAAAGGGTGAGATTGTTATATTCCCTCCATATTGGACACACCCATATAAGATAAGGGCTACAGATTCTAATTCGGTGACATATATATTAAAAACATGGATGTTTGGTGAATGGTAAATATTTAAAGACAAATAAACATAATTGCACATGGACGAGAGTGAACCAAATAATCACATTTGTTTACTTGACAATGTTATATCAAATACTTTATGTCACGAAATAATCACTTTTATAAATACATCAGCAAATATTAAAGAAACTGGAGATAATGGGTCAAATGTCCGGGGTAAATGTTGTTTTCCACTGCAGATGGGATCTGAAAACGGAGCCGATATAATTAATGAAAAGATATATGAAGTGGTTGCTAAAATAACACATAAATTAACGGATACCTTTCCAATTAGTGTATCCGCGTTCAGTTCATTCCAACTTAGAAAAATATATGGTGCAACAAAAATACACATAGATGGGGTTTTCAGAAGGGAACTCATGGATGAGCGTGGATTTTTAACTCCAAATGACATGAGAGAATTAACTTTAATAATTGCTTTAAACGATGACTACGAAGGTGGTGAAATCCACTTCCCCGAACAAAAAATTACCACGAAACTTAAAAAAGGACAAGCCATTGCGTTTCCCCCGTATTGGACACATCCACATTATACAGATGATCTATTAAATAATACAATGAGATACACAATAACTACATGGTTAATGAGATAAATATTTTTTTACAACTTGGAAATAGAAGTTGTAAAAAAATAAATAGAATGCATCTAGTGCGGTTCGAACGCACGATCTTCTCCTTACTAAAGAGACGCCTTACCACTTGGCCATAGATGCAAAAACTTCCTTGGCGAGTTTCGATCTCGCTACTTTACGATTAACAGTCGTACACTCTTCCGATTGAGTTACAAGGAAATGGTCCAGCCTACCGGATTCGAACCAGTGACCCACTGATAACAGTGATTTTAAACAGTGCTATGTAACGCACTACAGTCAGTTGCTCTTCCAACTGAGCTAAGGCTGGGTAAAGCTCCTACCTGGATTTGAACCAGGGTTGTTGGATTCAAAGTCCAAAGTGATGACCACTACACTATAAGAGCTTTTAGTTGAAGTGGGGCTATTATACGCCCACTTCATCAATAGTTTGATTCTCCCCTTTAAGCTCGTTTACATATTTAAAGTGAAATAATATTAATGAAAAAATTCCAGCTGAGACATTTGTAATCGTCATCGGAATAACATTGTAATGGACGGAGTACACAAGAGCAAGTACACTCGCAATGAGGTTTAAGTGTAAGAAAGAATAATTTATGGCTTTAGCGTCTCTATGTTTATAGACATGTACTATCTCTGGTACAAACATGAGACATATTAAAATGGAACTCACGAGACCGGAAATATCCACGAGATTCATCTTACCATGTATTATTTTCTAATGTTTAAGTAGGTATGATTTGGCTCATCTTAGTCCTTTTATTGGTCGCCATCATTATCAGAACTGTCACGCGGGTCCAACGAGAAAACTACAACTACAAGTCTTTTCTACTGACTCTCCCAAAAGAGACTATCAGACAGGAAACATTTATGCGTAACCACAACAAAGAAATTCCAATTGAAGTTATTTATGGTCCAGATACAAGAAATGTAAAAGTTGCTAAGGAATTTGAAAATCATATTGATCCAGAGTACTATGAAAAGGCTCTGGAAATGCACTACAATCCATCGGTGAAAAGACCAGATATAACATACTTTAATATGGGTGCTATTGGATGCTTCATGGGGCACATGGATTTTTATGATAGATGTTTTAAACAGGATCTTAAGTACGCAGTAATTTTTGAAGACAATGTTATTGTAAAATCCAATAAACTTTATGACGAAATACAAAAGGTTATTGATGAAAGGGGTGAAGAGTTTGAAATGTGTTTTTTCCACTGTCTCTCACGACTTCCAGATAAACAAGATGGTAAACTTGAAAAGGTAAAGTGGATATCAAGTACCAAGTGTTATTTGATAAATGTTCAAAATATGAAGAGGTACACTAAATACTTTTTACCAATGGATAATCACATTGATATGAAACATGAAGACTTGATTGCTAAAGGTGCTCGCATTTACTACAAAGATATGCGTCGGTATATGAAAATTGATCGCACCCACAATAGCACTATTGGACATAGCCAACATGGTAGACCCAAGTACTTTTCAAGAAACCATCCATCGGCAACTCCAGATGATGTTTTATTTGGATACTAAGACCAGGGTATGTCGTGGGGTCTGTGACGACAGGCAGTTCTCAAAAACTTTGTAAAATCTGTAAATTCACTTGTAGATTTCATAGAATCTAACATATTTCCAACATACTTATTGTAGCCCGTGTGTTTTCCCGCATGAATAAGGCGGTCTTCTCTCACACAGAGTACAAACTTACCAAGGCGTGTTGGTAACATTATGAGGTTCTTACTCGCATTTATATCATATCCAGATTTCACAACAATTGGATGTTTCTTGAACTGTCTGGGTATAATATGATGATCTTCTGTGAGACCCTTACCATGGAGACCCCAACGCACCTTGAACATTTTTCGGGCTACGGACCCGTACCTC